TTTCACTGATTTTTTGGCCATGATTTTTATTTTTTAATGGTTATAAATTGTTCGTAGATATCAAGGAATTGCTTGGCTGCATAAGTGCATTTAGCCTCAGACTCGAAGCAAAGGCGAGAGCCGACAGACGTAAACGTGACAACGTAGTAGTAACACGAGTACGAAAAACCGAAACCGGAAGACAGCTTGAAGTAAGGCCACCATTTTTGCTGATTGGCATTGTCCCAATCGGGTGTCCAGTTCTGGTTAATTGCCTTTGCGATAACCTTTAATTTTTTGTAGGCTACTTCATCAGAGCAGTCATTTGCGTTGAATACATCTTCCGGATATATTTCCAGTTCTTCGCAAGCATCCTCAAAGGTTTTAATGTCTTCGAAGGTTTTTTTCTTGAAACAGTCATCTCCAAATGTTTCGGTTAATACTTTCCGGAACCACTCTGGTGATTCGGGATAGAGTTTTTTTGCAGTTGTTTTTTCAAGTGTTAATTTCATGATTTTAAAGTTGTTTTTATTACTTGGTTACTATTCAATTGCTTTTTATCAGCAGCCGGTGCATAAGTCCCATGCATCGTTTTTTGATGGCGTGGCGAGTTCAGGAGTAAATCAGTTTCAATTAATTCTTCACGGGAACAGTTGCGGAGAAATTGCTCCGGAGTTACCTCCAGCGAGAACATCTTATCGAGTTTTGGCATAAAAGTTAACTTATAGGTTAATTATTGTAAAAATTGGAAGGGCCAGTGACCAATCGGACGCATTGACCAATAGAAATTTTGCCTTTGCGACCGGTCTATTTTTAGTTTTCCGTGCAACCTTATTTCCTTCTGTATCAGCTTGCAATTGTGTTGCCTGATGGCGTATTTCATAGATGTGCATCCGGTAAATGATGACAATTGCAACCACAGAACCAGAAGTGCAATAACTTTTACTGATCTTTTCATTTGGCTAATTTTCGGCGGTGATATTCGGTCGGAACGTATGATTTTCGGATGACTTCGTGAAAAAGTTGCCCTTCGCCTTTACAGGTTGTACATGGGTGAAATTCAATTTCTTCTTTTCGGTCATCAGGGAATATCTTCCGGCATTGGCTACCTCCACAATCAGGACAGGTAATAATCATTCCATGTGTTTTCTGGAATATGGCAGGCCGGTCTTCATTGGCCGGGTCTTCCAACATTCGTTTCAGCTTCATTGCACGGTCGCGTAGTTCTATTGATCCGAATTGATGGGAGAGCATGGCTTCCATGGCTTCGCGTACCAGATACTTCGTTTCTTGGTCCATCTGCAGCGATTGTTCGTGGTGGTCAGTTTTGGTGAGTTTTGTAATCATTGGTTTTGGAGGTTAATAAATTCGGTCATTAGTTTTTTAAAGCACCGGTGACTTTCGCTTGGTATTAGTCCACGTATTTCGCTGCGGTGATGGTCCCAGAACCGGCGCATTTTATCGTCGGTATTGTAAGGATAGAATTCAAGCTGATTTTTTAAATGCTCGCGGGCTTGCTTAACTGCGCCGTGATCGATGTACCGGTAACCTTTCGCTTCAATTTTTTTCTGAAGGCGAATCAGCTTCTCGATATATTGTCGGGCTTCCTGGGCAAACATGGGACGAATATTTACGATTTATTTATTTGCTATTTACCATTTCAATCATCTGTTCACCAAAATCGCGCGACATGCGGGTGTATTGCAACGATAGGGCGGCGATGGTAATTTGTCGTTCCAGGTCAGGATCCTTCTCGGCAGCTTCGGCAAGCTTATCGCCAAAGTCGGTAACCTCGCCACCATAAATAATAATCCTACGGCTGCCGTCTTTTAAATTGGCTATTCCTGATTTCATGACCGTGCATTTACCAATTCCTGATCAATCTTCTGAAACATGGCAACTATAAGCTGCCTGGGGATCTTAAAAACTTCAGGATCCTGAAGGGAATGTTGTTTAAAAGTTACCAGCGAGCTTTGAATAATTTCAAGCTCTTCAATAGTCAGATCCTGTAAAGCAAAGCGTGATTGCTTCGAATCGGGGTTAGGTGTTACAATTTCGACATACATAATTGTTAGTTTTTGGCGTGGGGACGCAATTTTCATTTGCTATTAAATTATTTATAATTGACGATTTGCCTATGACTGCTTCGCGCTCAGGCAACGATTTCGACCACTGAGCCTGTGTAAGTGGGTGATAATCGGGGCACCGCAGGGATTCTACCCCGATTTTGCTTCATTCACCGTGTGGCGAGGGCAGGATTTGAACCTGCGACCTTTGGGTTATGAGCCCAACGAGCTACCACTGCTCTACCTCGCAAAATTTTGCTCCAGTGAACCCTTCGATAAACTCAGGGTAAATAACCGCCACCGTAGCCGCATTTAGATTTGCAAAAAATAACTTCGGCCCTTAACAGCGGCCAGACTGCGATCAATCAATTAAAAATATTTAAACCGGAGCTTCCATAATTGTAGGTTGTAGCCAGAAAGAACGCAGAAGCCCCGGTTAGTTAATTCATGAATTCATTTGGGTAATGTAACTTGACAGGCTGGCCCTGCAATGAAGATTGAGTTTGCGTAAACAGTTTTGCACATGCGATTTAACTGCATCGATACCGATGAAAAGCATCCTGGCAATTTCCTCGTTCGACATACCCTTTGCAACCAATTGGGCAATTTCTTTTTCACGAGCCGTTAAACCTGTTTCGCGTTCCGGAAGGCAGATAATTCCTTCATCCAGACATTCACCTCGCATGGGGCAGGTAACCAGTTCAGGATGAATCAGGCCGTTATCGTCAACATCCAGCACATTATCAAATTCGCCACAATTGCACTTTATAAATCGGCGTGCAGCCAGATAACGGAATTCCCGGCTTTGTCCGTAAACTTCTTTTAATCGCTTGTAGCATCGTGGAAATTGCGCTTCGGTTTGTGCCAGCAATGGAATAATAATTTCCGTAGAAGTGGGTTCGATCAAAATACTGTTAGGGGCTCCGCAATTTCGGTACATAGCATCTTTACCTTCTACAGAGCGGTGAAATTCAAGGTTTTTCAAAATCATCATATTGGGTAGTATTTAATTGTTTAAGGAGTTGTGATATTTATAGTATAAAATACCACAATCTTTAATCATTTTGATAATGTAAGTTCTTTGGCTGTGTTTGTACTGGATAATACCCGAAGCTGATCGATTGTAATAGAATCAGGTTTATTTTCGAGTAATTCTTCGGTGCTGCAATTCATAAATGATGCAAGTTTAATCAGTGTTCCGGAAGCAGGTTCATAATCATCATCTACGCTCACATTTAGTATTTTACTGAATGTTTGCCGGCTCACTCCAAGATATTCAGGTAACTGTTTCATGGCGACGTCCCTATCTGTTGCAGGTAGGCTATTGATCAGCTCCTTTACTCTATACTTTTTTGAAACTTTTGGGTACATTTGTGCGTTTTAATTGACAGGTTGTAAATAAATCTTTACAAATATAGTATTTAATACTACTATAAACCAAATGTTTTTATGGTATTTTATACTATAATTAAAAAATTATGGAATTAGGCCAGAAAATCAGAGAGTTACGCGAGAAAAAAAAACTAACTCAAGCAGATTTGGGAAATGCTATTGGTTCCAAAGATCCCGGAGGCTGGGGTTCTCAGTTGGAAAGAGGTATAATTGAGAATTTAAAAATGGACCACATTATTAAGTTGGCAAACTTATTAGAGGTTAAACCTGCTTTCTTTTTTCCTGATGATATAGATAATGATAAGGAAGAAAAGCTGATTGCTGTTGAAGATCCGCGAATGGATTTCAGAATCTTATCTAAAGATCCGTTAAAAGAGAAAAAATCAAACAAGAAAATTATTCAACTTTTGACCGAAGAAAACAGAAGGTTGCTTCGGGAAAATGCCTACTTAAAATCGCTGCTTTTACTTCACAAAATTGATGTCTATAATACTGATTATCAGAATGACACAGAATGACACAGTAATTTTTTCAAAAATAAAAAAGTGCTGTATTGATTTACAGCACTTTATAAGCCGGAAAATACGGAAAATTCAAATCCCATCATCCACCCATCTACTAACCCAACTAATTGTCATACATTTAGTTGGGTTTATTGTTTTATACCTTGACACACCTGTTGACACAGTTGTGTTCTGTTCGGTGCCTCTTTTCAGTCAATTAAAACTGATAAAAATGAAGACACAGACAGAAAAATTACCCTACAAAGAAGCATTGTTAAATGACCGACAAGGTAAACTAACCAGCCGGTGGTATATCCAGTTCTGGGTTTGGAGCGATGTCGAGAAAAAGACAATTCGCCGTTGGGACTATGCCATTAATAAAGAGATTGGAAAAGACGAAGCGGACACGATCCGCATCCGCAGGGCTTATGCAAAAGCAAGGATTAAGGCGATCAATCAGTTGCTTGAGGAAGGATATCACATCAGCGATAAAGTTGAAGGAAAATCAATTGATTTGACTCTCCGGAAAGGGATGGAATATGCGCTTAAGATATCTGGGTTAAAGGCTGGCTCTTACAATTCGTATTCATCGTGTATGAATATCTTCCTTGAATGGGCAAAAACAAACGGTCTGGATTCAATTAACCTGGACAAATTTTCCCGTAAAGATGCCTATCAGTATATTGACTGGAGAATAAGCTCCGGGATAAAAGGTAGTACTATTAATAATGATGTAAGTTATATCAAGCGGCTCTGGAGCATTCTTAAAAAGCGGGAGATAATTGTAAAAAATCCATTTTCAGAACTCGAAAAACAAAAGGAAGAGCGAAGCCTTCGAAATCTAGCGTATACTGATTCTGAAATTGAATTATTAAAAAATGAAATATCTGTGTCAGATCCTGAGCTTTGGAGTTTTATTCAGATCATTTATAATTCGTTCATGCGTCCGAATGAAATCAGGCAATTAAAAGTATCTGATATCAGGCTTTCTGATCGAATGATTTATATCGATGCTTCGATATCGAAAAATAATAAAAGCGAATTTGTAACCATCCCAGATTCATTGATCGATTCAATAATTAACCTGGTTCAATTTAAAAATTCAGGTGACTGGCTTTTCCCTGGCAAAAGAACATGCATTTCGAAAAACAGGATGAACGACCGGCACCGGCCATTTTTGCAGAAACACAATTTTTCTGAAGATCACACTTTATATAGTTGGAAGCATACCGGGGTTGTCAGGGCATATAAAGCCGGGGTTGATCTGAAACGGATACAGCTCCAGTGTAGGCATCATTCAATTGCACAAACTGATACTTATCTGAAGAGCATGGGTTTGTACGAAAACTTAGAGATCAAGTTAAAAATGCCTCCGCTTTAAAACAAAAACCCCCGGACAACTCGTGACCGGGGGGAACCAATAAATCTATTAACCTAACTAACCTAAACCGAAGTGTCAGCCCTGATCCTAACCGGGTGTACTGACACAATATTTCGTTGTATGAAGTTCTGACTTTGACGCATCGAGTATATGCACAATCGTAAGTCAGTTTTACAATACTGGGTAAAATTGAGCTTTGTCACTTTTTGATTAATTAGATTAGTAGGCTGAGCAACAAGATTCAATACCTGTACTTCAACACCACCTCCTTTCCTGCAAACCAGTGGCGATTGAGTATTTACATTGCCGATCTGGCTGAAGATGTAGTTATCCTGAACCATTGCTGAAGCGGGAGCTACAAATTGATGATCGACTACAAAACAAACCTGATCGGAGTTTGCAGCCCGTGCCTGTTCGCCAGGCGGCCACACAACCAACATCCCGATCGCAAAAATGCAAAGTGCAATGAATCGTTTCATGAGATGAAATTTTAATGATTAATAAATTGAAAATCAAATTTTCTAAATATTTTATACAGGAGAAAGGACAGGTTCGACAGGCTCACCTAACGATGCCATCATCCTGCGTCCGCCTCGGGCCAGCACCACCGGCAACCGTTATAACCATTGTTTTTAATCAGTTTCAGCGCCTTTCGTTTGGTGATGTGTTCGCTGGTTTTGCCCGAAATGTGGTTCAGGTGACAGTTGCGGTGCTTTTCGGTAACGCGGTGGATCTCTTTGCTGCGGTGGTTAACCAGGTAACCAAACCCGAAAATGATCAGTAAAAATTCTTTAAGGCTGATTTCTGTTTCCATAATGGTTTATTTTTTTATAAAGTTTATTTGGGTAAAAGTCCCCTCGCCACAATCGTTGAAAAGCCGGTATTTTTCGGGGCGGATGGTCCAGAATAAGAATCTTTTCTTTTTCGTTACCACTAATTGATGTGAATTGGTTGCGGTCTTTTCAGTGATTTCGAGTTTGCTGTTTTGGTCGTTTGACAAAATTTGTCCTTTCATGCCCCAGCAACCGTTGTTTGTTGAAACCGGAATCTTAAAGCTTTTATCTGGCTGCTGAATTGCCGGTAAATAAACTATCTTTTCAATAACCGTATCCTTATAAACCGTATTAATAACGGTTGCACCCCTGACCGTTTTGGGCTTGATTTTGACAGCCGCGAACAAGGAGTCAAGTTTAGCCTTATCCCTGGTCTGCATCTGCTGGTATTCGCCCAGCGTGACGTTTAATACAGCGTTGGTTTGGGTAACCTGCATAAAGTTCTCTTCTATCCGGTTCCGGTCGTGTTTCAGGTAGTCGTTCTGGTTGAAAAGATAAGCTACAATTGCAAATAGTAACACTACTGCAACTGCCAACAACTTGATTAAATTGCCTTTAATCCAAAAGAGGGCAGCTTTTAGGAGTTTCATTCTGTGGTGGTTTTAGTTGATGTGCTTTCTGTTTCTATTGTTGATTTTATTCCGGCTTTTGTTTCGGCAAACTTTTGCAATGCCTTGGGCGCAAATACGGCTAATCCAAAAAATCCGAAAATAGTCCAGTTGATTACCTCCAACTGGTTCAGGAGTGTAATAAATGTTTGTTGCGATATAGCGGGTTCGGGCGTAATGCTTACCATTTTAGAAAGTACGTAAAAATGGTACTCGTAAGAGGCGCAAAAATAAATGGTTGTTAATACCCAAAACGCGAACGCCCACGATCCTGATTTTCGGGTCCAACTGTCGGCAATCATACCGTTTGGTTGTAGTTCCTGATAGGTTCCAATGTCTGACTTTTTCATATTTTTATAATTTAGCTAATGCATGCGAAACGGCCCACCAGATGGCTTCTTCTTTCAGGTAAAATAAATGGACGGCCTTCATCCACCCTTTCTTTTTTTCCCTTTTCTCTTTTCTATTTGTGGTTTTCATGGCCGTACAATTAAAAGTTCGTTTCCGGTACAGAACCTGACATCGCTATGCACCCAGCTTACGCCGTCTTCGATGCAGGTGATACCCAATTCGTGCCAGTGTTCCTGGATATATTTCCGGACTTCTTCGGCTGGCACCGAAAATAGTTTGTCGGAAGCGCGGCCAAACGAATGCTGACTGGTTGGTGAGTAATCGGGGCTTTCTGGTGTGCGCAATCCCGACCAGTTGCGCTGACCACCGTTCCACCAGTTGTTGATCGTAACAGAACCGAACACCTCGCGTAGTTTCTGATCAGCTTCAATTAATCGGTTATCCAACAACCCGATTAAAATGTGCGGTTTATCCTGATATTTCAGGTACAAGTCTTTTGGAATATATTCGTCCAAATACAGCTTAGCAGTAAGGTTGATGCGTTGCATGGTTTTAAAGTTTTATTTACTTCGTTCTTGCTCATTATAATCGGGTAAATTATCCCAATTCCTTAATAAATTTATGTCGTCACAAGGATGCATCCCGTCTTTACTTTTTAGTTTTTTGCCTATCAGTCGCTCTATTGTACCCCTTTTAAGCTTTTTGATTTCCCAATAACACGCTGGCGCATTTTTATAGGTAAATTTTAACGCTAGTTCATCGTGGTGTGTTGCTCCAACAAATAAATCTGCCATTACTCTACCAGTTTAATCCTGTATGTAAGACTGATGGTCTCGTACTTATAGTAATCGAGGTTGCCCAACATCCAATGTTCGTAAAAATCTTTTACCGTTGCGCGGCGCTGGCGTACTAAACAGATTTTCGGACGCAAAAAAAACACGCGGTTAGGAACTGTGATCGTGTAGGGCTGTATCCGGGTGTTCAGCGAGTTTTCCTTGTAATCTTTACACTTACAAAAATACCAGATGGTGTCAATGGGTTCGTTCCAGAAGTAATACCGGTCGCCCGCATGGTAGGTTGTGCCGTTCGTGGTGGTAAAGTCGGTCTTTATCTCGGTTACATGCTCGAAACCGCGGCTTCCGGGCTGCTGAATGGTATCAGGTACCATGGTGCGGCAATAGGCCGAGTATAAGAGCCATTGCGCCTGGTCGGCCTTGCGTACCCGTGTGGGTATTTGAGCGGTAACCGCACTAAAAAACAAAAACGCGATGAGTAATAAGAGTAGGTTTTTCATATCGTTACGATTTTAGGTTATATCAGCGCCGGTTTCTTTCTCAATTTTCTTTTTAAAAATGTTTTCAAGCCCCTGAAACCCTTGCCATTTGGTTATTTTGTATCCATTTTTTCCGATACTGAAAATTAGTACTCCGGCGATGAACCAGCCTATCAGGTTGTAAGTTTGCAGAAATGACTGGTTGAAAACATCGTCCCACATATAGGCCATCATGATTAACAGGATCGATATCAACATCCGCGGCATGGTCGTTCGCCAGACTATGCGGGTACTGAACTTTTCGCCGCGCAATTTGCGGGCCGCCCAATAGCCCATCAATACATCGAGAAAAAAAAGTAGTACTATAAAATTGACCATATCCTTGATTGGCAGAAAATAGCCGATGATTGTTCCCAATATTCCGCAGAGAAGTTCCCAGATGCCTTTTACAAGATTTGGGAAGGTTAAGTATTCGTCCATAGCGTTTTGATTTCAAAGATGGGGCGAAAGCGTATTTAACGAAAGGACAACTTATGAGTTGATAACCGCCCATTTAATCCACACTGTCTCGCTGGCTTCGCCTTCAACTACGCATTTATACATAAACCCTTCGTAATAGCTTTCCTCGCCCAGGATTCCGGCATCTATTCCGGTTATTTTTTCGCCTTCTCCAAACTGTGCCGATTCTCCAGGTTCGCCCTGATCACCAGGATCGCCTTTCAGCTCGTCGCGCTGGTCTTGCGTAAAATCCTGCCACAGGAAGGGGTTTCCCTGTTCGCCCTGATCTCCGGTTGCACCCGGTTCACCCTGGTTGCCCTGTTCTCCCTTATCACCCTTATCGCCTTTCAGCGAAGCGAACCATTCTTCTTTAGTACCTTCAAAACCTCCATTCACCATCGCGTCCATATACGCCGAAAGACCCGCAACCGCCTGATTGACCTCAATAGTTACATTTTCGACCTGCTCATTAACTTCGAGGTTAACTGCAACCGGAAACTCGTTGATAATGATCTGAACTACGTCCATTATATCGAGGTTATTACGGGTTTAATGGTCCATTTTCCGCCGATGTATGTTTTGTTCCGCCCATCAATGAAAATAATTTTCAAGTCCCACTGATACGTTCCAGGTGCAAGTTTCACCAGTTGCTGCGGCACTGTAATGGTCCAGGGTTGGTTGATAACAAGCGTTCCGTCGCTGGTCTTGAATTCTTTCAGTACCGGCGACCCTACCGATGCGCGTACCTGTATTTTTACCGCGGCATAGGCCAGGCTGTACGCATCTTCGTTGGGCAGGATAAACTCAACGCCTTCGAAGGTGTTGTTCGAGTTATGGTCAGCTAAATTGTAGTTTTGCATGTGCGTTGCGTATTTCGGGTTACGGGTTACGGGTTACGGGTTACGGGTTACGGGTTGCCTTCGGAACTGTTTACTGAATCGAAGATAGGGAAGACGGGAAAAGGGAGAAAGGACAGAAAATTTAAGCCCGAAGGGTTGTAATGATTATAGAAAAACGATCGAATAAGCCGGGTTAAACCCCGAAGGGGTGGTATAATCCGGGCATGCCTTCGGCATTATTATCCCGTTCGCTCAGTGCGACAAATTTTCCTCCGTTTGGAGGGGTTAGGGGAGGCTCTAATACAACCACAATTTAGTAAAGAACGCGCTTACGTTCAGGTAGCTCCACAGTGCTTCGGGGATTTGTAGTTCGGCATTGTATTTGGCTATTTTGGTATAGCCCGAACTATCGCGCACGCTGATGTAGGCGTATTTGGTGGCATCGAAACAAGCTCCACCTGCATTTTTGATTCCGGCAGGGGTGATAGGAGTACTGGCCGTGTTGACATCTTTAATAAAAATACAGGCATTATCGTCGGCGTTAATAAATAGAATATTGTCGCCCAGCAGGGGTTGCAAGGTCCTTTCTTTTTGGTATGGCGACCCGACAAGCCCGGTGCGGTAATATTGCGCCGTATTCGTTTTTTCGCAATACAGTCCGTCTTCATTCACTTCGGCGACGTAAAGATGCGTGGCCGTTTCGGCAATCGCAATAAATTCGGCAGCTATATCGGCTACCTGGCTCCACATCGTCGAAAGGCTGGCCGTGCGGAATACTTCTCCATCGCGGGTAACGGCATGGTAATAGCCACCATAATATATAAAACCGCGCAGGTGGCCGGTTCCATGATCGAACGAGGCGGTTTGCACGGCTTCGCTGCTGACATAATCGGCCCAGACAGCATGATAAGGCTGCGCCCATGCCGCCGATCCGTTTCCGTAGCCGATCAGCAGTGTTTTGGTTGTTCCGTTGTCAACCAGGCTCACGCCGGTTACATTCATTACCCCAAAAACTGAGATCGTTTTGTACCGGATATTGTCCATATCGCTCAGGTCGCAAACGTGCAACTGGCCGCTGTTACCGCCAACAAAGAGTAATTTGTCGTCAGGAGAATAAGCTACACAGGTAAATTCCGCGTAATCGGCATCCGAAAGATTTCCGAATACCGGCATCGGGCGGGTCAAACCCGCGGCATCGACCAAAATAGGCGCACCGTATTCGGTTACCCCAACAAACATGGGGACGAATAGCGCTCCACCGGCATGTTCGCCGCCGCCTTCGACAATATCAGGGGCCGCAACAAACACATTATCTTCGTTCTTGAAAACCGTTAACGTGGCATCAACAAACTCTGAATTTCCGGCCTCGACCTGCATTTCTTTGATGAAAAACGAACCGTCGTGGTCGAGGTAAGGTTTATATATTTCGTTCAGTACCTTGTAAAAAATATTGCCCGGAAACCTGAAATTAGCTTCAACCGGCAGGGCATTCGCATAAAAGGCAGCCGTGCGGCGGTAACGTCTCGGAACGATGCTTTTCCAGTCGATGGTTAGCCCACTGGGGGTAGTTACCCCACCTGTATTGTTGCCGTTATAAAACAATAATCGCGGGGAAAAATTTTCCGTGAATTGTGAGAACTGGATGTTATTTCCTTTCTGGTAGCCAATGGGATAGCCACTTGTATGCATCCGGAGGGTTGAAAATTTGGTCTGAATTTCTTCCGTATCATCACCTGAAGGATTGTATTTATAATCCTGAAGGTCGATGGATATCGGCGCCCACATCAATGCCTCTATCGAATTTCCATCTTCATCATCCGTAGTCTCCTGACGGTATTCGTAGTACATTTTTTCGGAAGTTACCAGGCGGATTTCACTAATAGCGGGTTCGGCAATGGCAACCAAATCGGCATATACAGTTACCGGGTCCTGAATATCAGCTTCACGGGAGCTGATATCCGTAAAGTTTTCGTTGAATTCCTGATCGTCAGGATCGTGATCGAATTTGAATTTTAGGATCAGGTTTTGACGTTTACCGGGCAACCAACGGCTTATCCGGTATTTCGAAAGGTTGAACGACTGCATATCGAACAGGCTTTCCCGGTCAATGTTATCCACGTCGTTGATTCCGGAGAAGTGGAAAAACGTATTGGTCAGGTTTTGTACCGACAACAGCAGCTCGTTAAGTTCCAATTTGGGCAATAACTTTTTCAGCATAAACTGATCGGTTAACCAAAGCTGCGACTGGATCATTAATCCGGGAATGGTGCCAACGTTGCCGGTTACCAAAGCGTGATAATCAATTTTTGTTATTGATGCAAGGATACTGGGTCCATACGCCCGGCAAATGGATGTGTTGTGATATAGGCACAGGGTTTTAAGATCGTCGTTATCCTGAATAAAATAATTACGCATGAAAAATTGATTATCGCGCAGCAACAATTCAATCAGTTTGTGAAGGAACGGGAACGGGCTTACTACTACCACTCCATTCACACCGGCAGCCGTTAATACTCCTCCTGTTACAGTATAGTTGACCTCGAACCCGACCGTATCTTCAAATTTGCGGGTTAATATTTCGCGTTCGGTGGCATTTCCATCCAGATCGGTATAAGGTTCGCGTTTTCCTTTATCTACCCAAAAACCTGCATTGTTCAGCCTGATGGTGCAATACAGGTCGGTATCAGGATCGTAATCGGGTTTATTCTCGAATGTGAGTTCACCCAGCAAATTGTGGTCGCCAATAAGTTTCTCGCGCTGGCTATCGCTAAGTGACCGCAGTTCGCTCTGGATGTACCCGGCGTAACCTTTTTCGGATGCGTTAGTGATGACCAGTGTGCCGTAAATATATAAGTAACCTCTCCAGCGCAATTCGGCCCCTGGAAATTTGCGGTCGTTGCTTTTGGCTATTTTGGCAAAGCGACCCGGAAAACCAAGATAGTTACGGTTCACATCATTATCGGGTATCGACACATCGAGCGCCAACGGTCCAGGGATCTCGTTAAAACACCAGCACGGGTTTTTATAGAGCAACGGAACCCCGAAACCGGGATCAAGGATTAACTGGCGCGAGTTGATGGTTAATGTGAACATCTTGCAAAATTTTAATGTTTAACTTACCGTCCATCCTTTAGCTTCTGCAATAGCTTTATTACAAGTAGCATACCCGGGGTTATTTGTCACATTTATGGTTTTTCCGGTTACTGTAGGCAGGGCGGTGAAAATTCTATCTATTTCTGTGGCATCTAAATTATTTTGATCTATTCTCAATTGTGGAGAAGTTCCACTTGAGAAAGTTGAATTAGCCCAATCTATTTCGCAAGACGTTAGCAGTTTGCTTCCTACTTGAGAAAAAACTCCAAATATTGAGGCGCGTAATGTTGGTTGATTAAATGAAGTTAATAAATGATTAACTAATAGTCCGCCGGCATTTACTTGAGTGGACGGGAATGTACAAGTGCTTATATAATTTACTTTAGGAGATACACTAGCAAATGAGGACATATCTGATATAACTGGCAAAGATAATGGTAGATTTATTGTTGTAAGCTCTGGACAATTAGCGCAACTAGACCCCATAGCAGTAAGAAGATTCATTGAGGTGGGTAATGTAATTGTTACCAAGGCATTACAATTTTGAAACCCTTGAACTATATTAGTACATTTATTCATTGAGGTGGGTAATGTAACTGAAACCAGAGCCTTGCAATTATAGCACATAGCATAGGCTGTCAATACCTCGTTCATCGTTGCCGGAAGTGATAGTGTCGCCAATTCATAGCAATACTGACACATTTGATACATTGTTGTAACAAGTGTTTGAGCGGCAGTTATTACAATGGATGGCAAAACAGAACAATAAGAAAATGTTTGATACAGCGAAGTATTTTTTGGCATTGATGCTGGCAAGGTGACAGACATTAATGAATAATTATTGACATGCGTTCCGTTTAATGTTGTCAACTCAGGTAAAGACGAAGGGTATGCCATTGACTTCAGCGCATTGCAGTATTGAAATGTGGTTTCCAATGAAGTGAGTAAGTCCATTGAAGTTGGAAGTGTGACAGAAGCCAATAATACACAATTATAAAAAGCTGCTCTGAGGTTAGTCAAGGAATTTTGTGTTGCAGGGAATGCAACACTTTTAAGTTTAACGCAGCTACTAAACGATGAATCCATATTGGCAAGCAAAGGCATTGAACTTGGAAGTGTAACAGAAGAGAGCAAAGAACAGTTCGAATGAGCCGAATCGAGCCTTGTTAATGCAGGCATTGAGGCTGGATAAACCAATTTCTCCAGAACTGAACAACCTCCAAAAATACCATTACAGATACTTAACAACGTAATACTTGAAGGCCAGGTGATTCTTTTGAATGATGTGCAGTTGCTTAACATTGCCGCCATTGTTGTAACTGCATTCATAGACGAAGGTAAAATCAAATCAACCAACGAGGAACAGCCAGAACACATGGATGCCATAGAAGTACATGAATCCATTGCTGTGAGAAATTCAAGTATTCTAAGTACATTAATGTTGTTGAATGCTGAAGCCAGCGATGTCATATTTGGAGCATTGAACTTTGCACTTAATATTCTCCAGTTTGAAACTTGATTACCACTGATATACCCGACTGCAAATGTAAGCAGGTTTAATGCGGCTGTTGGTTTAATGCTTACTTTAAAAGTTGTGTATCCATTAGCTGCATATCCGGCTCCTTCAGTAAACCGGTAGTTGTATGCTACTCCGTTGTTTTTAACCTGAGTGTCAAGCAAAGCATCGCCAGCGCCATAAACCTTAACAGTATAAGTTCCGGCAGATTGAATCGTACATGTAAAAGCTATTCTGCGGTCGCCTTCATCAGAACACAGAAGTTGAATCTCGTTAGTAACAGGATCTAGCGCTGGCCATTCAGGTTCAGGTACAAAAAAATCTGGCACATAATCATTTACAGGGCAAAAAACCGCCGGGTCTGGCGAACCGCCGGTCATCGGTAATCTGAAACTTCCTATCTTGCTCATGGCATGGCCTCCGTTATATTAATGGTTACTCCTATATTTCCGGTGGGTGCATTGGTTGAATACAATTTCACACTTCCGGCGCTCGAAACGGTTTTCGGCAAAATATCTGCGGCTTTTACAATGGAAATATCAGCATTATCAGGGATCACATCTACTATTGAATTGGCGGTAATATTTGCATTGGCAAGGTCGTACTCGTATAATCCGGAAACCAACGACCATGATCCGGATGAAAGAGTTATACTGCCTACCTCTATGGGCTGTACTCCCGGAGCGCCATCATCCCCGGGAGGACCAACTAACGATGAAAGTGCAACCAAGTTAATCCAGTCCGGATCGCCAACATACCTCCATACAATATAACCTCCAGAAGTACTTAATTCAACTTCACGGCCATCGGCAATCGTTATAGAATTTGCGGTTATAGCAGTTATCCGGCCTTTGGCATCAACGGTAAGCGTGAGCGTATGCGTGGCATCGCCAAACGAGCCTGCTGTAATGATGTTTTTCAGGACTGAAGGTATCGGCGTTCCTGTTTTTCCTAAAGCAATTACATCGCCGGTAAGTTGTACGGTATCAAAAAAAACAGCAGGGGCCACCCCGGTTTGCAGCTTAATAAGGTCGAGATAAAAACCTGCGTGGGCAGTAGTTCCCTGAACCCTGCTCCATCTGATTCTTATACTATCAAAAGTGGTATCAGTAAAAGTAAAATCATCTAACATTATTACCGATCCCTGCCAATTTGTAGTATCAGCTATTGCCCAGGTAATTGCAACTTCTTGTGATATAGCTACTCCTGCTAACTGAAACCGAATGTAAACTGCATTTTTTGTTGATGCAACAGCTTTTAGTTTTAAAAAAAGCGATAAAGTTGCGTAGTCAGCAACAGTTAAGGGAACACTATTGGTAAATGTGATCGTATTATTATTTGCAATTGTTCCTGCATCGGCACATTTAGCTCCATGAAAAGGTAAGGTAGTTGAATTAAAATTAACGGTTACACCTGATGTTGAAGGTGTCCATTCAATGTTCTCGTCGTAAATCACTTCGTCAGTGATGCCTTCGGGCTCGGTGGCATTGGCCAGTAATAAAACGCTGGTGAGTTCAATCTGGGTGGCCGGATTAACCGAAGGTTTCTGCGGATTGGCTGAAGGTTCGCCGGTGATCACTTCCACTTCGCCGGTGTTGTTAACCACAATTACATCAATACGCGAATAGGTTGGATCAGCATCAGCCAATGTGATGATGCTGGATGGTGAAGTAAATACCTCTCCACCGATGGCATAAACCGTTTGGCTAACGGCATAACTTAAACCATACAGCCAGACAACCGTTCCCCCGGAAATAAGCCCGTCCTGTATCAAGGCTTCAGCAGGACTTTTACGATAAAGTGCCCGGATGATCTCCGACAATTGCATATAGGTAACCGGATTGCTCTTGCTTACCGCGCGTATTGTTTTCAAAAGTTGCTGAATGGCATCCATTAATTTATTGACTATTTAATTATTTACTATTTACTATTAAAAAAAACCTTATTTTCATTTTTTAACCTACTATATAACAAATCGCAATGATCAGTAAATCAAATAATTGCAAACGGTCTATTTTACATGGCATTATTGAACGTGCAGATTCAAGTTATCTGTATTGAAGTTCGATTCATAAATCGGGAGAACTTAGTAGAAAAATCGACCCTATTTGATTTCAACCTTATTACCTTAATCAATTAGGCTTCGGCGTGAGCTCAGTCGAACGGTAATAAGGTTGGTTTTTCATTTATCTCCTCTTTCTACTAAGGTTAAACCCCAGCCTTCGGTTAAAAATGATTATTACGGTGTGCCTCGGTAAATACAAGCTCCAGTTCGTCGTTGATTATCAGGTCGCGCATGGTGTCGGTCAGTTCGAACTCTCCGTTTTCGAGGGTTACCGGTATGGTTTTGCCGTTCCAAACGAGCCAGATAAACCGGGAATAAATCAGGTCCTGAAGGGCTTCCATTTCGGCCACATTCAGCCGGTTGCCCGGAAAGATGGACCATTTACGCGCCGCTGTTTTGCTGGTTACAACCGTTGAGCGGTCGCGCGTGGTTGCCGTGCGGTCGAGGATTTGCAGCCCTGTTTCGCCTTCCACATTAATACCCATCTTAATGGCGCCGGTCAGCCAGCAATCGTCAATACCGGCCAGCGAATTGGCAAAAAACAGGAAGGTGTTGTTTTCGTAATATGTATGATCGAAGATGAAGGTACGGGCTTCGCCTACCTGTGTGCCATCGTCAAACTGGTAAACTTTCATCTGTTTGGCATCGGTGGGGATTTCGAGTTTTACAGGATCGAGTATGAATTCATACAAACCATCCGGATCCAGCGTGATGATTTCGGTGATTACCACTACCTGGTCGTCGGCGTCGGTGTATTCAATTTTGATGACGCGGGTAACCTGTTCGGTTTCGGGCAGCAAATACCATAACCGCACGGGCTGATTGTACGATATGCGCTGGAAGTCGGGGCGGTGGGTCAGGAACTTATTGCCCTGGATAAAATCCTGAAAGAAGTTGGTGGCGGCTTCGTTATATTCCGATTGGCGCTGCTGGCTCATCCCTCCTTTCAGGATGCGGATGGCCACGGCTTCTTCAACAGCTTGCCAGGCTTCAATTTTTTGCATGTATGTTAAACTCTCCAGATCATTATCAATGTAGCTGGCGCCTGCCAGAATATCAATATCGAAAGCCCGGAGCGGATGTTTCACCGCAATGGATTCGCCGTATGGATGGGTGAAATTGAAATCGGTTGGCGCATCAAGGTATTCCGAAAAATCGAAGGTTGCCATCCCTTGACCTTCGAGAGGAGTAGGCAACGGGAGCCAGGGACGCGAGTCAATGAACGGGCCACCGGCCACTGCCCCGTCTCTACTGGTAGCCTTAAGCAATGCGCGTGGCGATTCGCCAACGATGGCGTCGTTTATGACTTCTATTTCAACTTTATTGCCTGAGAGTTGAACAGGTCCGCCGTATATGGAGTGATTGACTGCCATGAGAAAATATTTACTATTTATTCATTTACTATTTACGAATATAGCGTAGGGTGCGGGGTCGAGAAAGGACAGAATATTTACGATTTATTTATTTACCATTTACTATTATAACCCCAATCGCTCCGATCAGGGCTCCAAATCGTAAATAGTAAATCGTCTAATTGTAAATGGCTGTTACTTTTTAAACCCTCTCATTCCAGTTTGATTAATCAGGTCGGAAACTTCGTCCAACTGCTTTTTAAATGGCACGATCGGGAATTGAACGCCGTTTTTAACCAGAAGGGCAACCGCGCGTGACATGTTATTGAGAGCGGCGGTGAGCTCGGGGTCACGGGTAGCATATGCCGATGGAGATATTGGAGTAGTAGGGCTTCCAGTTGGTATAATTTCGCTTGCAAAACCTCCGCTTTGTCTTCCATTTGGCAACGACCCAGTTGCAGCCAGTACAGTAGGTAAATTAAGCTGTGCAATGGTGCCGTTTTTTTGTGCCAGGTTAATAATATCAAGAATTGGTTTTACCGTTGGATTTCGCACTGCCGGGGCTGAAGCGATAAATTCTTTTTTATGGTACACACCATCAACCTCATTTTCGGCGCCATCAAAATTAGCATATCCGCCAGATTGTTTGGAGCCCATTATTTTCTGACGTTCAGAATTAGCAATAGAAAGTTGTGCGGCTCCGGTGGCTCCAAGCAATACCGCTGCGATTGCTCCGCCAATTGGCCCAAGTTGAGCAAACCCCTGCATAATAGCAACAGCGGTATTTACAACTATTTCGCTGGCAGCCATCAAGAACTGTGCATTTGCATATTTCTTCTTTATTTGCGCTTTCTTTTCTTCGTTATCACCAGCTTTTGCTAATTCTGCATCCATTAATGTTTGCACCAGGTTCGAACCAAGCGATATAAATTGCTGAGCTTTCTGCCCAAATTCAATAGCTTTATCTAATCTGCTCTGTTCATATTTTTTATTGATTTCAGTTTTTAATCGCTGATATTCTTCATAAGAACTAATTGCTCCGTCCTGATATAATTTGTCGAGAGCGGCCAGATCATTGACTTTTTCTTCCTTTGCCAATACCTCTTCGTCGAGATATTTCTTTTTAAGATCGGCCAATTCTTTTGCACGGTCTTCGTCGCCTTTCACTGCGTTTTCGGCCAGTTCGTTTATTTTGGAAGTAATGGCTGCTGTAGTCTCAACAGTATCCTGACCATATTTTTTTTCAAGGATTAACTTCTGATTGAGAAACTCAATCTCTTTTGTGATCAATAAAGCGTTGGTTTCTTCTTCGGATAAACCTTTTGCAAGGGCACCTTTTTTGAGTAAGGCGAGTTCGTTTTTTTGCTGGTTGTCGAGATCGTCCAATTCTTTTTTGAGCGACTTCTTTTTTTCGTCATCAGTTTTTTTATCAATGTCATTCTGAATTTTCAACTGCTTATCGAGTATCGCAGCCATAGTATCGGAATAATCGTCGCCATACTTTATCTGAAGGGCCAGCTTTTTATTCAATGCATTTATCTCTTCCTCTTCCAGCGCTTTATTATATTCTTCTTCGGTGGCATTGACTTCAATCTGATATTGCTTAATCAGGTTAAGTTCTTTACGGTTGGCAATTTCAAGGGCTTTGTAGGCTGCATCTTTTGACTTGTCGTCTTCTTTTTTCCCTTTAGTAGTACCCAATTCTTTCAGAGCATCAATTTCTTTTTGTTTTGCTTCAGCCCTTTGATTTCTGGCAGCAATTAGGGCAGGCGTAGCAGCAATCTCTTCATTAATATCCTGTAATTCTTTTTCTTTGAGTTTAATCAAGTCCTGGGCTGCTTTATCATCACCACCCGGGTTTTTTCCAGAATCGGTTGATGCAGGAGTTTTGTTTTCATTATCCATCTGCTCAGTTAGCTTCTTCTTTGTTTCGATCAAAGCTTTCGTTTTTTCGTCGATATTGGAAAGGGCTGTATTTACTGATTTTCCGGCATAGACGGCAGCATTTCCGGCAGATGTGGCCATATTCCAGGTATCTTGCCAGAAAGTAGACTCAGCTCCTTTGCCATTTTGCAAGTCAATCAGTTCTTTTTCAATGTCAACCAGTTTTTGAAATCCGGCCTGAGCTTTGGCTTTCTTTTTAATTGACTCGATGTAATTTTTAGTTGCATCATCTGCGGCTTTGGTATTGATTGTTTCAAGGGTTAAGTTGCCATAGTATTCAGGAGATATTTCGTTGAGATCTTTGAGGGCCTTTAACCGTGTTTCATCAGATAGATTTTTATTTTTTGCAATTTTAAGTAACTGTTCAACTTTTACTTTTTCTTCGACCATCGCTTTTTGAGCCTCGATGTTTACATCATTTACGGCCTTTTGAGCTTGTTGTGCAGCGGTTAAACCTCGCGAATACATTGCAAGTGCAACGACTGCAGCAGCAATTATTCCGACCAGCAACCCGATTGGATTCATTTTTGTCTCGATATTGAAAAGGCGCATGGCGGCTGTAGCCCTGGTCGTATTTCCCGTCATCAGCGCCTGAGCTGCAGCGGATAATAAAAGCGCTCCGCGTTCAACTCCATGCCAAAATACTTTCAGCTTGGTAAGTGCAAGTCCAATGCCTTTTTCGGCATTGCTACGGGTTTCCCACAACGTGGCCAGTTCTATAGCGACGGTATATCCAACGATTGCAGCAGTGCTTGTAAAAATCAAACCACTATATTTTATAAATACATCGACCAGATAGGATAATACAGCCAATGACTTCCCAAAATAACCGGTAACAAGCGTCATGGCAGGCGCCAGTTTTTCACCCAGGGCAATGCTGATTACATTGATCCGGTTTTTAGCCTGTGCCAGCTTCGCATTGTTATTGTCGGTGTTGATGGCAGCTTGTTCGATGGCTACATTGGTACCGGTCATTGCTTTTTCGTACCGCTTCAATTCTTCAATATTGGTCAAAAGAATTTGGATGGTGGCAATGTTTTCTGTTCCGAATTTTTTAGTGAGTTCAGTAACTGACAGATTCTTCTTTCCCAGATTTTCCAAAGCAGTTGATAGACCAACAATAGCAGGGTTGGTATCATCGGCTCCGGTTTGCATGTCGATTAACACACCTTTTAACGAACGCCCTGCAATTTCAGGCTGTGTAATTCGTGGTGCCAGGGTTTCAATTGTCGCCCCAAGGGTTTCGATGCTGATTCCTGCCAGGGAAGCAACTGTTCCGGCTTTTTCAAATGCAGTAGTCAGATAAGGTATTTCTCCTGCGCCTTCTTTTGAACCTGCAGCCAATACATTAATGATTCGCCTGGCTTCGCTTGCCGGAACATTGTATTGGTTCATGACCATTGTTAATGCTTCAATGGCCGGATAGAGTTCGGTTTTGGCAGCGTTAGCCAGTATAATGGCTTCCTGAGTCGTTTCTGCCAGAGCTTCTTTATTTTTGAGTAATTCAGGCCGGGCAGAACCGGTTTTGGTAAAAGCGTCAACAATATCCTGAGCGCTTTGCTTTACACGGATATTGCCTTCAAGTGTAGATGTGGATAGATCTTTTGCTTTCTGACTTAACCAATCCAGATTTTCACCTGCCAAACCTGTGAGAGCGGATAGATTATCGACTCGCTCTTCGTAGTCGTTAAACGATTGAACGACTTGTTTCATTCCCAAAATTAGACCTGCCAATGAAGCGGCTCCGGCTGTAATTACACTAAAATATTTATTGGCTCCATTGGCCATTCGGCTCCAAAGCGGCTCATGTACTTTTTGTTCATTGCTAAGTTCTCCCAGTTTAGTTTTAAGGGCAACTACTTTTTGCTGCTGGGCCTGATAACCCGGATCGGTCTGCTGCATTTTCTTCAGGTCGTTGGTTGCTTTCCGAACGGCCTGTGACAATTCGTTAAAGCTGGCGCCATTGATATTTTTCAATACCCGGTCAACATCGAAGGCTTCTTTCTTCAGGTTTCGGATCTCGGTTGTTGTAGCCTTGAGCTGTTGTTGAAATCGTTTTTCCTTTTGAGGATCACCAGCAGCAGCGGCTTCCATCATTGCATCGCGGAATTTCTTTGCTTTGGCGGTAAGGTTCTCCAGTTCCTGCTCGGCTTGTTTGCCATCGAGAATTACTTTTGGGCGGGCTACTTCGTTCTTCATAACTTCCTGAGTTTAAAGTTTCAAGTTTCAGGTTCCAAGTTAGGGCTGGATGGAGGCGAAATAAAGGACACCTTCGGGCTTCTGCCTTCGACCAGCTTCGCACTCAGGCAGCAACAATAAAAAACCCCGGATCAGTTGATCCCGGGTTTAAGGATGTTTTCGAGGCGACGTATTTCGCGCTTTATTTTGAGGAGTACATTTTTTGCGCGGTCGAATTCAAGTTTTGCAGCTTCTTCCAACTGCCGTAACTCAATCAGTCGGTTGCGTAGGTCGGTCATGGTTTTTCTAAAGCTTCTATCCAGTCGCAAACGCATGCCATATTACTTAATAAAGTTTGAATCTTTTCAAGTTCAGCGTGATCGAAATTGCCGAGGTCACGAACAATCGTTCGAATTGCTTGCTGAATAGTCTTAGTCATGTAATCAATACCGGAGTTATCGTGATTCTGAAGTTGTTGAAGACGAACGATTGCTTTTTCGGTTAATGATACTCCCCCAACAACAACTACATTTTCTATTTTATTGATTTCTTTAGCCATTATAGGCCTCCTTTCTTGCAGAAAAATGAATGGTTGCTTTTATATCCTGCACGCGGCGGGTGGCATTCATTAAACGGTGGCGGGCCAGTTCGAATTCTTCTTTGCGCAGGGCTTTTTCTTGCTCTGCAACCAGTAACTGATGTGCCGGATTAGTTAAATTAAGCACCGGCGAAATAAACATGAATGATTTTTCCATAACTTTGACGTGTTGAATTAATTTTTAATGAATCCCCCGGCAGGTGCTTGTAACGCCTGAGCCCCGGGGGATTGTTGTTTTTAAAAATCTAAGTTCATCTGAAACCCTGTAACCTTATATTCTTCATAAGTTAAACGGGCTACTTTGTCCATTGCATCTTCGGCATCGCTGAGTACAGATTTGGCATTGCTGAAATTTTTGCGAGCAGATTTAATACGATCATTCAGTTTACCAATTGCACTTTCTTTTTCTTCAAGGAATTTACGGGCACCCATAAAGTGGCTATAAAGCACATTGCAAACTTCAAGTTTGTACTGAATAACTGTTGGCCTGATTTCTTCTTTCACTTTCGTGTGATCGATTTGAGCCAACCAACCAAAGAAAAATTGAAGGGGCAAACACACCATTTCATACTGTTTTCCATCGGCTCCAGTTGTGGTCATATTGACCACAACTGAACCAAGAAAATCAGGGTCGTTTTTCAGATTTCTCATCTGCGATGAAGGATCAATTCCAAGGAACTCGCAAGCTGGTTTTATGGCAACAAAAATATCGTCGCCGTCGCGTGGACATAAAAACTCAGCTCCATTAATTTTTACAATCTCATTTTTCATACGTATGAACTTTAAAATATTTGATTGAACAAATATAAATAATATTCTATCACATATACAACAGATATTTAAAATATATCGCACAAATATCTAAAAGTATTTTTTTAGACCAATTTTTTATTATTTTTGCAATACATAGTAATACTTTAGAATATGGTAAAAGAAGCAACTAGCCTTAAACTTGACAAGGAAGTATTTGAAAGAGTGAAAACTCGGGCAAAAAAAGAGAACCGAACAATGGCTAATTTCATTGAAACGGTTCTAATCAAATACTTGGATGAACAAGAAGAAAAAGATAAACCCGCTGAATGAGCGGGTTTATTGTTTTTATAGAATGTTGAATAAATACAGAATAATGATTATTATCAAAATTATAAGCCCAGAAAAAAGATATGGTTTAATGCGGTAGCGCCAAATATTTTTAGAGACATCGTTCATCGGTTAAATGTTAATGAACCATTTTTATCAGGTTATTTCTTGCCGTATTTGCATTCTGCATAGCGTTTTTGCCGTCAAAGGCAAAAACAGTAGAATGATCAAACTTTCCATCATCCCAATCTATCGTAACAAAAGCATGTTCATCTTTTTTATTTTTACGCCAAGCCAAGGCAAAAACACCAACTAACAGCACTCTTCCAAGCGTTATTTTTTTTTCAATAGAAGATGCATCTTCAACCTGAATGTTTTTTATTGAATTTATTGGTATTCTTGATTTTGGTGTCGGGAAATAATTTTGACCAACCTCACAAATAACCACATCTTCTGTCCTTTTATAAATTGAGCATTTCTCAATCGTTTTATCAATATTAGGATGACCTCCAACGTACTTTCCGACACTAAAAACTGCATTTGGGTTTATTCCCGCCTTTCGAAGCCGTTCGTTTTTCTTTTTAATATTCGATTCGGCAGATATACCTGTTATTATAAATGTGATAATAAGCATAGCGATTAAAAACCAAAATAACCAGGTTGTGTGAAAATCTCCTTTATCATCCATTTCGCATGAGTAGAGGGTTAGTAATGCAATTGTGAAGAATAGTTTTTTCATAAAATTTGATTTTTATTTTTCCCATACAAGTTACAACAATTGAATGGAATAAAAAAACCTCCGGAGTTTTATCGGAGGTTTTTGCTTTTCTATTTAAACACATACCCGTGTTCGTTTACAATGGTTGCTTTAAAGGGCAGGTCTTCGGGTTTTACCTGGCTGATCTGGTCGATCAGGTACATGTAGCTGCCCCAGAGTACGCGCTTTTGTCCACCAACTTCAATTTGAAGGTACAGGCACTCTTTTCGCTCGCCTTTCCAGTTAGGGTCGTTTTCTTTGCTTAGTTTGCTGGCGCGTACTTCGTAATCGAGTACAATAATTTCGGCGCCTTCAATCTTTTCAATCTTGATTTTATCGCCAACAAACCTCCTGTTTGTGGTTACCCCAAGTTCGCTGAATGACTTCATGCAAAGCCATTAAAACAAAAAGGGCTGAAACTGGGCTTCGATGGCTGCAACGTCTTCGGCACGAATTCTGAATCTTTGTGCTACTCTTAAATCAGAAAACGAATTGATTGCCGTAACTGTTGTTTCGCGCACCTGGTTGGTGTAAGCAATAAGGCCTTCCAACTGTGCATTTCCGGAGCCGTTAATTAACCTTGCTCTTGTTGCCAATAACGTGAATTTGTTAATCGTAACCGAAAACTCTTTCAAAAGCTTCGCTTTTACCTGGTCGAGCGTAAGGCTTATATCTTCTCCAACACCTTCGCTGGCACACTTTGCTTTTATGGCTTCAACAAAATTGTTAAAGGCAATAAATTCGGAGTTGGTGGCATCTACAATGCCTTTACGCAGTGCGGCTGTGTCTTCGCCATCGGGGTAATTGGCCTGTATTACCGCATTGATGATACGGGCACGGGTTGCAGGGTTGGTTACACGGTACTGCTCGGCGGTAATAATCACATTGCGGGGCTGGCCCGTTTGCTCGTCGGTTACTACTTCGGCGCGACGGTCGAAATTGACGTACGAATGACCGGTTTTTAGGTCTTCGATAAATACGTCGGCGTTAATTTGTACGTTTTTTTGCATGATTGTCCAATTCTAAAATGTTATAAATTAAATGTCTGGAATCACACCATTTCAGCATTCCTTTGTATGAGGTTACTGATTTGGCGTTATGCCGTTTCTTTACAAAATTCTTTTTAATCCGCTTCCGGATTCGCGTGTGCGTATGCCTGAAAACATAGCCCACATAATCAATGCCCCGTTCATCAACTTCAAAGATCTGCCAGTTTTTCTTCAGCTCCAGTTCAAGGTTATACCACAAATAATTGCGGACGCGCCACAGTGCCTGGTGCAGGCTTGGTTTATCGGCGGCCAGAAAAACCATATCGTCGGCATAGCGGTAATAATACCTCACTTTCAGTTCTTCCTTGATGTAATGATCGAGCCGGTTGACGTAGGTATTCGAAAATATCTGCGAAAGCAGGCCGCCAATGCTTAATCCATCGGTGGTATCGAGTACTTCGTCGATAATTGCCAGGAACCATTTGTCTTTGATGTAACGCCGCAGCTCTTCTTTAATTCGGTTACACGGCACCGAAGGATAAAACTTCCGGATATCTATTTTCAGGCAATATCTGGTTCCCTCCGGATCGACGTGCAAGTCGTGTTTGAGCCTTTGATTGAGCAAATGTATGCCGCGATGCTTGATGCTGTTGAACGTGTTTGCAATAAATGAGCGGGTAAGCCGCTCTTCGATCATGTTTAAAATGGCATGATGCGCAATCCGATCGGGAAAATAGGGCATTTTGGTAATCTCCCTCACTTTACCGGCATCGGCCATCATGGTAAATGTTTTAGGTGTACTCGACCTAAACCGGTCTTCCGAAAACAGCCCGATCAATTCCTGAAGGTTGGCCTCCCTGTTTTTGTCGAACTGTATTACCCCATAAGTGTCTGCCTTGTTTTTACGTGCCTTCCGCTCTGCTTTGTCGAAATTGGCATACGTTAAAAATTCGTCCCTGATGTTTCCTTTTCGTTTCATGCGGTTTGTTTTGTTGGTGTATCCGTGCTGCCACCACGCCAGCTTTCAGTTTCCCTACTAACAGGCTTTTGTTTTTGTCATGTTCCGGCATCCTGCCGGGGCTCTCATTCCTTCAATTTTATGGCACGTTAGCTGCTGCCGATGTTCGCGTTCGTGTTCGAAGGACCGTTGTTCGCATTCGCCGATCCGAGGGCGCAATTGCCACCGTTATTCAGGTTCGCACCGAATAGGACACCGCAGAGAATGAGCCGCCCAGCCCCACCCCTACCCTCCCCAAAATGGGGAGGGAGGAAGAAAGGCTTCGTTTATCTTCATTTTAAAATTCAATTTCATTCATTACCTTTTTTCAAGTTTTTCGATTTGCCATGACTTTCAATTTTGATGAGCCCGGCTGCGGTTTCGGCCTCGCTGAAACGCGAGGATTTTTCGGCTTCGATTTATTCGGACACGTTAGCACGGAAGCCGCCGCCGAAGTTCGCGTTCGCGTTCGAAGGACCGTAGTTCGCAAGCGCCGATCCGAGGGCGCAAGTGCCACCGTAAAGCAGGTTCGCACCGAAAAGGACACCGCGTCGCACAGTTCCAGAAGCAGGTAGATTGCTGTTCCAATTATACGCACAGCCATAAGTTGTTTCGGCTGCTCCAGTTAATACATTGCCCGCAATTGTACCGGGAAAAATAGTTTTCACCCACCCGTCAACCCGTGGCACTTCGCTACTAATTAATGTATAAACCGATTTAAATGCAAAACTGACATCGCTGCGGTTAGCATCTAACAGTGCGTTGTTGTAGCACACATATAGCGACGATTTACCGCCATCGGCTACTGATTGTACTTCGAGTTCGATGCCCGAAATCCATGCCCACAAATTTCCCCAAAGCAAATTTTTACCACGGTAAACCGGGACCGGTGTATTGTATGCAGGGCTGGTAAATACCCGTGTAAAAATGCCGGACATGTAGCCTTTTGTATTGATTTCGGAAGTATTCGACAATGCCAATTGCGCCTCAAACATTTTAAATACGGGATTATAACTATTGTAGGCGCTCCAATTGGCGCTGCTCCAATTCGATGCGCCTGCGCCAAGCGAAACCTTAAGGTTTTTAGTGCGGTACTCGATGTACATCAGGCAGGCCAGGTACATGCGGTCGAGCCATGTTAAATTAGACCAGCCTGAACCTTTAAGCCCTGCGGCAACTTCGTAATTGTAACGCGATGTAGATGTACGCGGATAACCTAAGCCACCGGCTGTTGCCCCGGAGCCTGAACCTGCAAAATTGGCTGTTTCGTTGCGTATTGAACGCGACTTGCCTGTTGTGCGGTCGATGGTGCAATAATCAG